AGACATTCTATTCTTACCTGTTACTTTCCAACCTTGACGCATATATTCTTCAACTGCAAGCTCATCAACCCATTGACCAACCTTTTTAGTTACATTAGCATTTGCTACTTGAGCTGAGGCTGCAGCTTTTTGAGCAGCTGTATAATTTATATCATCAGTTCTATTAGTAGAAACTTTTTTTTCTTTATACATCTGAAATTGACGTACAGGGAAACCAACTAAGTCACCTAGCTCCTCAATCTGAGCAAGATTAAGCTTTACAAAATTGAGATTATTCTCTTTAGCTAATTCTATAATGGTAGATGTTTTACCAATACCTGATTCACCAACTACTTCTACAGCAACTGGATTTTTTCCTTCATTCTGAATGAATCTATTATTATTTATAATATGATTTACAAAACCTTTTAACTCATCAATGTTTAAATTTACTTGTGCCATCCTTTTTATTTTTTTTATTTAGTTTAATTTAATTACTTGTCCTGGTAACTCATCATTCATATTAGAAACACTACTAAGAACCCATAATGTATTCTTAGGACAGTCTTCTGGAGAAGAAGCCTCACCATCTGTTAAATATACTAGAGCTGTATAATGCCCTTTATCATTATAATGGTCTATTACAGGTTGAAATGATAATTCATCCACACTGTTCAACCTGGTATCACATTGTGCTACTGTAATTTTATGACCTGTCTTATGCATATGCGTAAGCTCACTAAAAAACTCTTTTAGTTCATCACTATTTACAGATCCACTTGTATCAACACCAACAAGAATATGATTCTTAAATTTAATCTTAAGTCCTGGATTTTCAGAATATCTTTTATTGTATTTCCTTCTAAGTTTCTTAGTATAGGTTATTGTGGAATTCCCAACAAATCTTCTAAGATACCCTTTCCAATCAAACTTTGGAGGATCAACATGTAATAATCTTTTTATAAGCTCAGCAAGCTCACCAGGTATTGTACCTCTTCTTTTTTCTGTTTGTTCAGCTGTTTCTTTAAGTTGATGTTCAATTTGTTTTTGAACTAACTTCTTTTCAGCTTCTGGTAATTCTTCAAACTCATCCCATGTCATGTGATCATATTGAGAGCTACCATCCATTTTATCCAAAAGGTTATCAAGATTAGGACAGGTCCCATCTTCTTGTGCTTGTTCAAGCATTTCATAATAATACTTAGTTCCAGCTTTCTTATCTAAATTAAGTTCTTGGAACATATCCAATGTTAAACCTCCAGGAGGTAAATAACTGTCACTAATGTATTGATTAATTTCTAAATCTGCAGCTATGTTAAATAGCTTATGATTATTATAAACTTCTCTTGTAAGTAAATGTCCAAATGATATATGAAGCAACTCATGCTTTAGCAAACCTATCCTTTGTTCTTCAGTTAAGTCTAAAAAGAACTCTGGATTTATAGCAAGCTGAGTAGCTAAACCATTTTTAGATACACCTGCTGTTGGTATATCTTTTCTATAAACCTTATTAAGGCTAACTAAAAAGAGCCCGTAATAAGGCTCTTCAAAAATTAATGTTTTTGCTGCTCTAGCAACTTGATCTTGTATTGTCACCATTTAATTTTAACTTTAATTGACTCTATGTAATCATTATCTTCTAAATCAAGATAGCTTGCGCTAATACTATTGTTCACCATACCTTCAAAAATAGATTTATAATAATCATCATTAGGTATAATGCTGTGTATATTCTTAAATGTTAGATCTTCAGAATTTATATTTATATCAATTGTTTTTAAATATGCTATAAACTTTCTTCTTGTATATAACGTTAAAAATTTTACTATAAGTAATAATAATACATGATTGAGATTTAAATTTTTTACATTTTCACAAGCTATATCAAAATCTTCATTTGAAGATTGTAACATTTTAACTAATTGATTAAATTCATTTATATCTAATCTTGTATCTTTGATGATTTCTGCATCCATACTGGTCTTTTTTTATTTGTTATGTGAATTATCCACTCTTTAGCAGAGGGTATGTAATTATTACAATCCTCTTTAACATGCTGTTCTCCAACATATCTAGTATATACTGTTTTACCATCTGAATTGATAAAACTTTTTCCAAATAATTTTTCTGCTTCAAAAATTCCTTCAGAATGGTGTCTCCATAATCTATGATTTGAATGACCAAGCCATTGCTTAGTTTCATCAAACCACTCATGAATTTCTAGGTAATCTGATTCATTACCTCCCCATTTTCTAACAGAACTTTTTGCATGAATATTAGGATGAGCCATTATACAAATAAAGGTTCTTCAGGAAAGCCATACTCTTCAGTAGTTCTTTGATAATATTCAACTCTAGCTTCTCTACTTTCTGTATGATACTCAAGTCTTCCATAACCACCGTCATTATTAACCCAATCACCAACTCTATGAACTCTTTTGTTTATCTCAGAATAAAAGAAGTCTTCTAATGTTTTATCTATATCAGCATCAATTGAAACTTCCCAATCATCTACATCATAATATATAATTTCATCAATATCTCCATCATCTCCTGAGCCTGAAAATTCTACACTTACTCTATAAACACCTTTATCAAGCAGGTGATTGCTTATTGCTATTATTTTGTTTCTTTTGATTTCCAACTTTTAAAATTTCAATGATTACTCCCGGTTTTTCTTTATCATAACTATAATGCTCAAAAACTGGGATTATAAAATCTGCATTATCATCTTCTATCCAACCATGTTTTACCATATCATCTTGAACAGTTTGTGCTGGATTAATATAATCAAACTTATGACGGCTACCTCTTATAAAAGTAAATCCTATCTTAACTGGAGTTTGATATTTTTCAAATTCTTTTTTAAACGTATCAGTATGTTTTTCATACTCACTCTTTGTGTTTTTCCTGTAGTTCATTACAGTTTTACTTGAGATGAAATACTTACCTGTCCACCTACGTCCATTTTTTGAACTTGGTACATTATGAGGAATAAAAAATTTTCTTTTAGACATTGTTTATTGCTTTTTTTAATAAAGGTTTTAGTTCTTTATGAACTACTTCTATACCGTGCTCTTTTACAGCATCTGATATATCTTTACATAATGGTAATACAATACCTTGTATACCATAAGCCTTATTATAATTATCTACTGCATTTTTACCTGCTACATCATTATCAAATAATGTAACTATCTTCTTGTACTTTGATTTTAAATTTTCAATTATATAAGGTTTGATTATTGTATTCTCACTATCAGGTGCAATAACATCTACATTGTAACCAATGCTCTGTAGACACATAGCATCTTTTAATGATGAACAAATAACTAAGTAAGGATTTTTATAATCTATCTGATCAAGTCCTTGTAAATGAGATTTTACTTTGAAAAACTTACCCTTCTTGCTAAGGGGCTTGTATATTTTATATACTTCACCATCCTTATCAAAATAACCATATATGTTAGGGCCTGTAATTTTATGACTTTTAGCAGCATTCTCTTCCTCCAGTATTATATTATAATAATCTAGAGGTTTTACATTGTACTTACTTAACATAGTAACTCCAATGTTAAACTTCAACCAAAAGTTAGCATCACTGTTATTCCAATTACGTTCTTTTACAAAATCTACTTTCCACCTTGCATGAGGTTTAAGAACTATACTATCAAGATTATTATTCCTTACGTAACTATTATAATCATGTATTATTTTTTCAACTGCATTAGAGAAGTTGAGATTAAATAAGTACATAATAAGATTAATTTTATTACCAAATTTACCAGTAGAGAAGTCTTTGTAGACATATTGCCTTGATTGACTTTTGTCAATATTATAAGCATTTTCTACATATAAACACATACTAGGTGTTTTTTCTGAAGGATTAAAGATTGATTTAATCTTTAGCTCCTGACCAGTTAACATCTCTGATATATTTAAGTAATATTGAAAAACCCAATAGCTAGGAACATCTGATATATTTACTATTATTTTTTTAGTACTTAACATTTATTCAGTTTAAAAAGATGGTGGGGCATGGCATTTGTCATACCCCACTATTCATCTTTATATTTTAAAGATCAAAATCATCACCTGTGCTTGTGCTTGCAGGTTCAAAGTTGCTTTGTGTAGTTGTAGTGCTTTTGTTTTGAAGCTCTCTAACGTGATCTTTTTTACTAAATTCAAGTAGTCTTGAGTTGTCCTTATTAAGGGCTTCTAAAGGTATACCTTCTTTAGACATTCTAGGTAAGAACAAATCATAGTTTACATAACCTTCTTTGTTTTCCCATTCACGTCCTCCAACACAAGCATTAAAGAATCCTGTATTACTAAACAGTGTATTACATTCTGTCATAAACTGCTCAATAGTCTCAGCTTCTATCATATCTAATTCATATCTTTTATCAAGAACTTCACTTAGATAAACCATAGCTTTCAAGATCTCTTGATCTTTTTGAATCTCTCTTCCTGATGGAAGTGTAGCATCTTTATACGGGTATGGTGAAAATCTCACTCTACCCACTTGACCTTCATAACGTGGGCCATTAGGATCATTAACATCTTTTAAAAATCCACTAAACTCACCACTCACTGGTTCACTTTCAACGTGAAGTGTGATATTGTGTGCATCAGAATCATAAGGAGTCTGATCATAAGTAATAGAATTAATTTTAATTACTTGGTTACCAACAGAAATTACTGGTTTTACTTTGCCTGATCCTGCAGACATGTCTTTAGTACTTAACATACGCTTTTTTTTTAATTTATTAATTTAATTGATTAGTATTTATTCTTCAAACTTCACTATGCTATCTCTTACATACTGAAGATCATTTGGGATTCTGTCTTCTTCAAACATTCCCATAGGTGATTTACAGGTATTCTCTCCATTGTTTTTTGTTTCAAAAACATATTCAAGAGCACCATCTTCTTGTTTGATAACTTTACCAAACAATACAATAGAAAATAAACCTTCAAGAGTTAATGCATTGTCAATCATTTTACCTATTGTTTTTGCTTTTACTCTACGGTTACCATTAATATCAGTTGAATCTTCTGAATGAGTCAAAAAGAAAACATATAAATCATCTCTCAAATCTTTTGGCATTTTTGCAACCTGTGCAAGATTAGATGCTATTTGAGTAAATTTATCATACCCTTTCTCATTTGCTCTATCAAAATATTCAAATGAACTCATATATTGCCAGTCATCAATAACTAAGTTTGTTATGTGAGGCATATTATCATTAACATGTTTCATAGCTTTAATAATTCCTGCAGCACTAGATGCTGAAGTCATATTACCTTTAGGATTATCTTTAGATATTTGAGTATACTTACTCTTCCATCCTTTGAAAGGTAAAGGTTTATTAGCAATGTTAACAATAAACGTTTCTTCAGGTTTTAAATTTCTAATAGATGTAGACTTACCTGAACCAGAGTCTGCAATAACTAATGTACTTTGTGCCATTGTTCTATAATTTTTGACTTATATTTAATAATGCTTTTTCAATTCCAATTAACACATCAACTATATCTCTTTTATCTGGGTCTTTTACATCACCAAACTCAAGTTCTAAAGTTTGTATATTATCTTTTACTTTTCTAGATACTACATCATTAATTGTAATAAGCTCTTTAACCGGTATAATATGTCTTTCAAAACCAGAGTTTGATTTTACAAGCTCATATTCTTGTTCCCAGTGAGGGTTAGTTTTTAACAAGTATAAAGTCCTATATGGATCTTCAGATTCATAATCACTACTTACAAACTCAGAGTCAATCTCTTTACCTTTTTGAAGCTCACTAGGAAAGAATGATACATGTAGTTCAT